GTTCTTCGCCCCTAGCGTGTCGATCGACTTGGCCGCGGTAGTGGTCGCCGCCGTAGCCGGTGCAAAAACGAGTTCCTGATAAATCGGTTGCAAGCTTTTCATCTTATTTTTCCTAACGGTGTTCTGTTTGTGTCAAAGGGGCCGGCCAGCATAAGCCAACCGGCCCCAGCCCTACCCGGAGCAAGGGAAGGATCACTGCAATTCGATGGCGACCATCGGACCGGCGTTCGTTGCGTCACCGCGTTCGTGAACGTTGATGTCGAAGCGCTCGGTCCCCTTGAGCCCGATGGCATCCTGCTTCCAGTAGACCGAGCTATCGGCCGAAATGGTTACGCCGCGGCGATTGCCAAAGGTGGCCGCCATCGACAAATCACCGAAGTAAGCGACGATTGTATCGGCAAGCGACCCCGAAGAGTTCGGAAGCACTTGAGCAAACCGAACCGGGTAGCCCAAGAACGACAACTGCGGAGAGCCCGCAATATTATCGACCATGTTGCCACCGGCCGCGAATTGAAGGCGAGCCATCGAAAGATGATAGCCTGCGCTCGAAACGTACCAGGCCGGCGAGATGCCCGGGAACTGCGGAAGCTTGGCCACCGCGGCTTCGAAGTCTGCGATCACCATCGCGGCAAACGTTGTCGAACTTGCCGTCTTGGCAACCGAACCCGCGGCCAAAGCAGATTTGAGCCCGACAATCCCTCCATAGGTCGAGGTGCCGTCGCCATTGAACCCGCACTGGTCCTCCTTTTCGGCAAAGCTCAGCGCAAATTCCGTAGACACCAAATCGGCCAAAGCGACAATGGCGTCTTCGTCAAGTTCGCTAGAGACTTGAGTAAGGACGCCAAGCTTTTTGGCCTCAAGTTTGATCTGATCAAACTTCATGTCCGACGCGGTGATCTCGTCGTTTTCGCCAACGAAGTACGAAGTAAATCCACCAGCCCGCCGCGGAATCAACACGCTGGACGATCCCATCGGATAGACCCGAGCATACTGGCGGAAAACGCCGCGCTCTTCGACAAGCCGGATGATCGACGTTTCCAAAGGTTCCGGCACGACGTACCCGCCCTTCGTATTGTCACCTACGCTGTGGGCGTTGACGATCAGCCCTTTTTCTTGGCAGTAGTCAAACGAAGGTTTGTGGCCATAAATCGCGGCCGCACAGAACAGGCCAGCGTCGACCGCGTCTTGATGGCTTTCAAAATTCTTTGATTTTCCGCGGTACTTCTTGACGTTCACGACCGGCGACGGCGGATCACCAAACCGCGGAGTCGGTGCCGATGCTTGAGCTCTGGTGATCTCCATGCGGGTAGCGACGTGCTGCCACTGTTTGAGCTGAGAATCCACCGCCCCAAGCTCTCCGAGGTCGCTTTCGCCCTTGCCCTGGATGGCGACAAGCCGTGCCGTTTCGTCGGCAGTAAGGTCGCGGTCAGCCTCTTTCGCTACCGCCAGGATGGCTTCGGCCTCGGCGTACAATTCATTCCGCTTGGCCTGTAGCCCTTCGATTCGTGCTTTGAGTTCCATGATCAGCCTTTTGATTGGCGGCCGATCATGTCCCAAAAAGCCAAGCGGCCTGGATTTAATCGGCCGCGGTTTGGTGTTTGTCCAAATCGCCGCCAATCGAAATCCGGCCGCTAACGAGTTGCCGAAATGCGATAGAGTCGTCGTGTTCTCATACGGTAGCAAATTGCTACCGCTTGTCAACTGTTTTTCCGCAACCTCAGTTTTGCCGATTCTCGCGCGAACGGGTACGGCGTGCGGTCGCCTGCTTTTTGTGCCCGAGCAATTGCCGCCGGGATGTTGCGATACTTGGCCGCAACTGGCTCGACCGCTTGGCCGTCAATCGCGTCGATCAGGCCCGCGTCAAGTGCTTGCTGTGCCGTGTACCACGTCTCAGCGTCTAGGATCGCCTTGATCTCGTCGCGTGTTTTTGGCTTGCCTCGCTTGGCGAATGCGTCTTCGTAGATCGAGACTAGCCGCTCTTCGCTCGTCTCTAACTGGTCTGCAATCTTGCGAAGTTCTTTAGCGTTGCCACTGGCAAACATCATCCAAGGCGAGTGAAGCATGGCCGCCGCGCCTTTGGCCATGGTCAGCGACTCGCCAGCAAGCATGATCACCGACGCAATCGAATAAGCCGAAGAGTCGACAATCACGTCGACGCCGCCGGGATGTCGCCGTAGCATTTCGTAGATTGCAATGCCCTCATCGACTCCACCGCCGCCGCTGTTGAGCCTGATCGTAGCACGGCCTTGGATCGCGTTCAAAGCTTCCTGAACGGCACCGGCGTCAATCATGCCAAACCATTCCGGGCCGATGTAATCGTAAATGAAAACCTCTTTTGTCGAGGTGTTGTAGGAAAACATTATCGGCCCTCCAAAGTTGGCAATAGGTCATTCCGAACAAACAAAGAGTTAACGCGGCTTTTGGCTAGTAGCGTGTATCCGTACCATCGAATCCGCTTTTCGATTTCGATTGCGGGTGCCTGAATTGAAAACCCGTCGACAAGCAACCCTAGACACCATCGCGGCGGTAGCCCTTCTGGCTCGCATCGACCGTACCGCGGCCCGAATTCGTCATAGTGTTCGATCATCATGACTTGCGGACGGCCGCACCTAAGCACTTCCTCCGCGATCGGCCAATCCTGGCCGTCCACGTCAACTACAACGAAGCTTCGCGATAGTTTTAAGCCACTTAACAGTCTTGCGTCGAAAAAACCATGTATAAACGCCGCTTTTTTGGTCATTTTGAGCGCGTTTTGACGTAGTTCGTCGGCCTCAAAAAGCACCGTTTTAACGCCTTTTTCAAGCAAAAAACCAAGTGTCAGCGGCAAACTTTGGCCATCTCCGGCCCCAATTTCGACCGCCAAATTAGGCTCAAGTAGCTCCGAAAGCTCGATCAAAATGCCCGTTTCGCCAAATTGCCAGCCGTCTCCATGGTCATTCAGCCACCGAAACCGATCATCGGTTGCCGTCATCATGCGGTATCTGTCGCTCATTTGCTATTTTGCTCCGAAATAGCGTGTAGGATTTGATCAATGCGGGAATCCCAACCCGCAACCGTTTCGCCAACAATGGCGACGAGTTCGGCTTCGTCCTTTGCATTTCCAGCGGCGTCAAGTAGTGCCGACTTGCTGGCCTCAGTGTATTCCGTTGCGATAGCTTCCGCTGCAATCTCGCTTCGATTATCTAACAGCGGTCGAATCGCTTCCGAAATTGTCGAGGTGAATCGGGTATAAAATCCATCGACCCAATCGACAAAGTTTTTTGACTTACAACCCTTAATAACTCGATTCTTCTCAACCGACTGAACTCGCGAAATGACTACCCGCATCGCTCGCGCGCCGGTGTCGCCTTCTTCGGCCTCGTCTTGCACGTCGTCGTCTTCGTCAATTTGGTCGCCAGTGCCGGGAGTGATGGCTGGGTTCGCGTAAACGTCGCCGCCTTCGTACGGGTTTAGGTCAAGCAGTTCGCGGGCCTCGTTTGGCGAATAGATCCGAGCGTTAATGCCCGTCGAAAGGCTGTTAATCGTTGTTGCGTAATCGGTGCGCAACAGTGCTCGGTCGTGGAATTTGAAGTAAAGCACGTCAGCCGCCTGTTCGCGTTCGGTTAGGAGCTTGCGGTCGAGTTCTTCTTCCCATGTCTTGAGCCATTTAGCCAAGCAGTTTGAAAGATAAGCCAACGTCCGCTGCTCAATGCCGTTGTATGATGTCGAGTCGTCGCCAAGAATCGTTTCGATACAAAACCACAACGCCACGTCTTCGCGGCTAAATTGCCGGCTGTCGTTTATTTCAGCGTCTCTGCTATTCATCGAGACGACATTAGCCTTGATGCCTTCGCGCAGTAAGCCGATATTCCCGTTCTGATCCGGTCCGCCGTGCTGCTTGCGGAAACCTTCGAGAAATTCACGGGCCTGCTTTTCGTCGCGGAACATATTGGCCGGTGCCTCAAGCAGCATCGACGAGCGAAAGCCCTTGTCGAATCCGCTTTTCATTAGCTTATCAGCGGCGATTCCGATCGCCCAATTATCGTTTGCGATCTTCCACAAACTGAACCCGGCAAAACCATCAAAGCCAAGCCCGGGAAAATGACAAATCTCGCTGTCGGCAATCACCATGAGGCCGCCGCTGCCAGGAATGTCTGGATCTCCGTCCATGTCAACGTTCCGATACTTGCGAATCGGCTCGTCTTTGTGAGAGTCGTACAAGTACCATTTCTCACCCTTCCACATGACGATCGCCATTTTGGCGGAGTCAAGCGGTAGCAAGTCAAGGATGCGGGAGTTCGAGGTAGTGCCGGCCCGACGGATCCATGCGAATCCGTTGCCGTACATGAGACAGTTCGCTTGTAGCGACTGCTTGAACTGCATCGGCGTCTGGTAGTAGTTTGGCCGTTTCTTGCAAAGCATATATCGGTAATCGTCGGTCGCTCTCTCCGCCCCGCGTTCTAAGCCGCGATGAAGCACTAGCGGAAGCTGGCCCATGTGCCCGCTTATCTTATTGACGGCGTACCACACCGGCGCGTAGCTCATCGCCTTGACCGGCGAAACTACCTTCTTATTCTCGTCATTGACTAAAGCATCGAACCATCCGTTGAAGATGCGGCCGATGTTAAGCAGTCCTGCCATATTTTTCCCTTAGCTAATAAACATCGAACCGTGTGCCCGTGCCCGTGTGCTCATGCAAGCACGAAACGCCATCACCACCGCGACAACCGGGTCGATTTTGTCGCGGCTATTTGATTTATCGAACATCCATCGATCGGCACGATCCCTGACGATAACCGCATTTTGAACGCAATATCTTAGCAGAGAATCCGATCCACTGTGCGAAAACCTGCCTTCGGTGATCGCCTGTAGGAATGCTCGAATCGGCTCGTTGAAATGCAAGTAGTTCTGAGGCATTCGAATAGGCTTAAGCCCTTCTTGCTCAAGATGCCCGGCAATCACATTTGCTTGGTATGGGTCAAACGCAACCTCGGATATGCCCCATTCTTCGCATTCTTTAATCAGGTCATCACGAAGCGAGTCTAGAGCGTACTTGCCGACGTCGATAAGCCCCTGCGATATAAACGAAGCGAACGGCTGTAGCGTCAAGTCGCGGCGAGTATCGGCGAACATATATGATCGCTGCTTGCATTCGTAGCGATAGATCGGCCGCTCGTCCTCGTCTTCGCCAACGCGAAACCGTGCGACAACTGCCCATGATGCCAAGTCGTCACGCCCACCCAAGTCAAAACCGGCGGCGATCGCGTCGGCGTCTTCCCAGTCTGATAGACCGGTGCCAAGCTCATCCCATCGTCGAATGTCAATCGCGTGCTCTGTTGACGACGTCATGCGGTTACAGTGGTACCGCAAGAATCGATTCTTGGCCGTTTGCTTGGCCTTTGCTTCCGCCGCTTGTTCGCGTAGGTAATCAAGCTTCACCGATTGGCCTAAACCTGGATTGGCTTTTATCCATGTCGATTCGTCGAAAGGATCATCGTCGTCATCAAGCTCCGCAACGTACGCGAACAACTGCGGGTCGGTTGCTTGTTGTTCAAGTATCAGTTTGCAATACCCGACTTCGTCTTTCCATAGTTCAGACTTATCATCGCCCGCGGTCGTGATCGTGCAAAGTAGCGGTTGTCGCCTTGCACCTGAACCGGTCCGCATCGTGTCATAAAACTTTCGGTGACGCTCTACCCATGCGTGAAGCTCGTCTAAGAAAATTGCGTGCGGGTTGAGGCCGTCGTAAGGCTTATCGCTTCCAAGCGGCCGAATAAGGCTATGGGTAGCCGGGAATTGAATTACACTAACCCGGCTGTCGGCGTGCTTGCTTAGCGTCTGCGAAGCCGCGATCATTTGCTTGGCGTCATTAAACAGAATCGCCGCTTGTTCTCGCTTAGTCGCACCGATGTAGACTTCGGCGGCCGCCTCTCCGTCAAAAAACGCAAAAAGGATCGCCAGCCCTGCCGCCCATGTCGTCTTCCCGTTCTTCCTTGCGACCGAAACAAAAGCCCGGCGGAATCGGCGGAAGTTCGTTTGCTTATGCTTCCAGCCGATTAAATTCGCGGTGACAAACTTCTGGAAGTCGCACAACTCGATCGGCTGCCCTGCCCATTCGCCTTTGTAGTGCCGGAAGATAAGCGGAAAGATCAAGCAAGCATTTTCCGCTTGGTCCCAGTCAAAATAATAATCTCCCGGCTCGGCCAAGTCGCGCAAAAACCGCTCGCAAGCTAGGCGGACCCACTTGCCGGCGGTTATTTTGCCACTGACGACGCTCTCGGCATAAGCCATGACGTCGCCGCGGATGTCAACTGGTTGCTGTGTCAAGCTTTTTTGTTTGCATCCTTTTGAGCATCTCAAGAACCGGGTCTGCGTCCTCTTCGGTCTTGCCTGTTCTCACCCGCGAACGTGCGGCCGGCGTCAAACCAAACTCGATACATATCTTTAGGATCTTATCCGTCAAAGCGTCCCACTCTTTTTGAGCTGGATGAACCGACGGCACGCCCTTTTCGTTCTGGATGATCAACCCCTCCTCGTTGACAATCCGCCAGCATTCGTCAGCCCGCGAACATGCTTTCGCGTATTGCGTCATCTGCTTTTGGTAGCTTGGGCTAAGTGTGCCCATGCCGCTCAAAATTTCGGAAACTTCGTCCCACGCTCGATCGGCCGCCGGATCCTCAGCGACTTCGTGCGGCTTAACCGGGCAGCCGGCTAGCGGTTTGGCCGCGTCGGTGATGCGCCGCTGCGGGTTTTTATCGTAAGCTCCGAGCCGTTCTAGCTCTTCGGGTGGCTTTCTAGGTCGTGCCATTTAAATCAGCATCTAAATTTACAGGCTCTAATTTTCCGCAAACATAGGCCTCAAGGCTTACGCGAACAAACTCACCAGCTTCCAGCACTGGGGCCCACTTAGTAAGCTCAAGCTCTCGGCCGTCGTTAAGCAAAATCCTACCTCTTGGAATTACGATCGCACGGTTAACCACATCCCTAACTTCATTTGATTTAATCATATCGCTAAACATCTGCGGCCCTCTGTGATAGGTAGCGCGAGCGGATCATTTCACGTTCGATAATCTGCCGGATCTCTGCGGCGGACGCTTTAGGGGCCGTTTTTGGGC